TTACTGGCGCTCTCCGTGCTCTACTGGACTCCGCTCATATCAATAACGCTGCGACGATGCTTAAACTCAAGGGTGGGCGGGTCACCGGGCAGAGTACATCCGTTGAAGTAACACAGATTCAAGAAATTGAAGCCCCGGCAGGCGTGGACGACATTAAAAAAATCGCCATGCCCATGCCGTTCAACCCGCCTAGCCCTGTTCTATTTCAGCTACTCGGTTTCCTTGAAACCGCAGGCAAGAACGTAATCGCCACAAGCGAAGAACTCATGTCCCAGGTGGGCGACCGAACCCCGGTTGGCACCACGATGGCGCTGATAGAACAGGGGTCTAGTACCTACGCGGCGATTCACTCCCGCCTTCACCACTCGCAGGCAAAGGCGCTTGAGATCATAAGCCGACTGAATAGGACGTTCCCGGAAGTTCTGGAGGAGATCAACGAGGCTACAGGCGACAGCCTGACCCCTGAAGACTTTTCAGTGACTTCTGACATTGAGCCTGTTAGTGATCCGAACATATTCAGCGAGTCGCAGCGATACGCGCAGTTCCAGGCGGTCATGCAGATGACCCAAGACCCGAATGTGAAATGGGACAAGAACGCGCTCTATCAAATCGGCATGAAGCTGCTGAAGTTCCCATTTGGTAAAGAAGTGCTGCCTCCAATCCCCGAAGCGCATGAGGCTGACCCCGTAGATGAAAATGTGTTCGCCACCAAGGGACTTGCCATTAAGGCGTTCATGGAACAGGATCACATTGCACACCTGACCAGCCACTTGCTGTTTTGCACAAGTCCTATTTATGGGGCGAACCCGCTCATGTCGGTGCCTACCGTTCCGCTCTTGCTGGATCACTGCAAAGAACACTTGGCGATGTTCTACTCACTACACGCAAAAGCGGCGATGGGCGCTATGGGCGAAATGAGCCAGATGACCGGAGGCGACCCGGATGCTGTGGCGCACCAGGGGTTAGCACTTGCTGACCAGGAGATAGCCAAGCACCTCACCCCCATCATGCCGATGTTGCAGCAAGCGATGCAGATAGCCACGGCCTCAGCGCCCAAGCCACCACTTGACCCGTCAAGCCAAGCGGCTATTCAGATAGGGATGGCGGAAATACAGCGCAAGACACAAATGGATCAGGCCACACTCCAAGCGGATCAGGCGAAGATGCAGGGTGACATGCAGTACGACCAAGCGAAACTTCAGGCCGAACAGCAGCGCGAGGATGCACGGCTCCAGATCGAACAGATGAAACAGCAAGCCGAGACGGCGATTGCCCAGATGAAGCTGGAAGGCGAACAGCGCCGGGAAGAAATGGCCGCCCATATTGAACTGATGAAGGGTGAAAACAAGAACCGTGAACACCAGATAACGGAACTGATGAAGAACACCCAAGACAACCTGGCGAACATCATCGTCGAGAAACTGAAACTCGGGCAGCAGGCGTCCTTGATGCAGGAGCAACCGGAGTCCAACGCCGTGAACACGAACGACGCACAGTTGGCGGAAACGCTGACGAGCAAGTAGGCTTCCCTTTTTTAGGAGATCTAAATGGCAGCATGCAAAACTGTTAAAAAGGCAACAGGCGGTGCAATCCCACCGGAGTTAGTGGCTGCTATCGTGGCAAAGGCAAAAGGCGCGAAGAGAAAACCCGTTAACCCGATTCTCGGAGTTCCCCCGTCCGGTGTTTCGCCAACTGGTGTAGCCCCCTCTGGTTTGGTTCCAGTCGCAATGAAAAAAGGCGGCAAGGCAAAATCACGTTTACTGAAAGGCAAAAAATGAAGATCAAGATTGAATACTCGTCCGGCATTAAAGACGAAGAAGTCGAAGTTAAAGACGTGGCGGCTTACGTTGAAGACCGCTGGGGTCATATCGACAATCTGAAGAACATCGGCGGCAAGATCGTCGTGGTTGAAGTTGAAGCCGCCCCAGTGGAAGAAGCGCTCGGCAAGCGGGTACACGCCAAAAAAGTATGAACCCAATCCACGAAATAGTGCGGGAGATAGAGAAGCGGCGAACAGCACTTGCCGTGGCTTCTGTCGAACGCCCTTCGTCTGACCATCTGATAACCGGCGTAACGGCTGGGAAGTATCAGGGGTTAGGCGAAGCACTGAATATTATCCAGTCTGTCATGGATGATGAGCACCAGAAGCAAGACAACTAAACCAGACCCAAAACCCAAAACTCGGAAAGGAGTTTAGCAATGAACAAAGATGAATATGTAGCAGCGCATTTCCCTAATGTGGAACCCGGCGTTATCCCCTGTGGCCCCAACGTGCTGGTTCAATTGCGCACGATCAAGGAAACCACCAAGGGTGGCATTATCCTTGCCGATGCTACCAAGGAGTTCAACAACGGAAATACCCAGATCGGACGTTTGATCCGTAACGGAGCAATTGCGTTCCGCAACCGGGATACCGGCGAACTGTGGCGCGAGGGCGTGTGGGCGAAGGAAGGCGACGTGGTAATAATGCCGCGTTGGGGCGGTTTCCGCTTTGAAGTACCTGTCCCTGGCACCCACGACAAGGCGGTGTTCTGCATTTTCGCGGATCACAACATTCAAATGACCGTAGCCGAAGGGTTTGAAAACTTCGACGAAATTCTGTAGGAGAATTAGGCATGACTGACGCAGACAAAGATTTGATTGAGGGCGACGAAACCGACCTAGAAACCGACCTTGAAGGCGGAGAAGGTGCGGAAGAACTGGCCGAAGGCGGCGCAGTTGAAGGCGAAGAAGGCTCTGAGGAACTGAACGCCGAAGGCGAAGTGGTTGATGACCACGAACGGGAAGAAATTCGCGCCCGCCGCCGTGAGGAACGCAAGCAGAAACGCGAAGCCCAGCGCCAGCGCGAAGAGTCTATGCGCAGGGAGCTTGCCTCCCGCGACGTGATGATTCACGAGTTGAACACCCGCCTGAACGCCGTTGAGCAACGCAACCAGGGAAGTGAGGCCGCCCGCGTAGATGGGGCGATCACGCAAGCCGCGCAGGAATACAACTACTGGAAGTCCAAGATTGCCGAAGGTTCGCAAACTCTGGACGGTAACCTCGTGGCCGAAGCAACCGAGAAGATGTTCGTTGCCCAGCGCAAGTATGAAGACCTGGGGCGCATTAAAACCGCCTACCAGCAACGCACCGCGCAACCTGCGCCCCTTGACCCTCGCCTCGCCAACCACGCGAAAGCCTGGATGGAGGACAATAAATGGTACGACCCGGACAAGAAAGACATGGACTCGCGCATTGCGTTTGAATTGGACGTTGCACTCGCTGCGGAAGGCTGGAACCCGACGACCCCGCAGTACTGGGAGGAATTGCAAGCGCGTGTTAGTAAGTACTTGCCCCACCGCGTCAAAAAGAATTATACTTCCTCGAACAGCCGTGCCAAGAGCACAACAACTGGCTCAGGACGCGAGAGCGCCCCTAGTTCCGGCAGCGGAGTGTACAAGCTCTCCCCAGTACGGGTTCAGGCAATTAAGGATGCTGGCATGTGGAACGATGCAGACAAGCGCAAACAGATGATTAAATCGTACCAAGACTTTGACCGTGCTAACGGTTAGGAGATAACGACAAATGGACATGAACGACGACGCAAGATTGAAGAAAAACTCTGGAGCCTCAACACGCTCTGACCGTAGTGATGCCGACGCTAACCGCACTGGCATGGATGGAACCGCACTCACCGCCGAAGAACGCCGTATGGCGCTCCGAAAGAACTGGGTGCAAGAAGTACTGCCTACACCCCCGCCGATGAAGGGTTATCATGTTTGCTGGTTGTCAACGACCAACACGACCGACCCCATCTACCGCCGGGTTGAACGCGGCTACCAGCCTGTGAAAGCCTCTGAAATCCCTGGCTTTGGCGGGCAGTACAGTTCAAAGGATTCGCAGTATGAAGGATGTATAAGCTGCAACGAAATGTTGCTCTTCAAAATTCCGTTGGAAACTTACAACGACCTGATGACGATCTATCACCACGATATCCCTATTGAACAAGAGGGAGCGATTTACGACAGGTTGCAGACAAGTGAAACGGATAGTAACGGGCGCAAGTTGGGCTTCATCGAAGGCGATTATGACGTATTTGGGAAGCGTAAAGCCCCCCAAACCCCCACATTTATCTAAGGATATAAACTATGAGCGCAACACTAGCTCCATTCGGGTTTAAACCCGTGTTCCATCCGAGCGGTCAGATTGTAGCCAATCTGTACCAACCGACGACCATCAACGCTTCCGCGTGCTACGCAGGTGATCCGGTTAAGCTGACCGGCGGCACTGATGTTATCGCTATCGCTGCTGGCAGCGATGCCATTATCGGCGTGTTCGCGGGTTGCGAGTACACCAACAGCGACGGCGTTCCTGTTCAATCACCCTACTGGCCTGCTTCGCAAGCTGGTACGACCAACATCAAGTGGTGGGTTTATGATGATCCTTTGATCGTCTACGAATCCCAAGGTGCGGGTGTTGTGGCGGCTACGGCTATCGGTGATTCTTGCGATTCTACCATCGGTGCGGGTAATGCCTACACTGGCGTATCTGGCACCAAGTTGACCACTGGCACGCTGTCTGGCGCGGCTACGGTCAAACAGTGGCGCATTATGGGTCTGGGCCAAGGTATCGACAATGCATGGGGTGATGCTTACACCGTGTTGCGCGTAACCCTCGGCCAGTCGCAGCGCTTTACTGAGGTGAACGCAATATAATCTAGTTCGGGGGTGAAGTAACTGCCCCCGACTTTAAGGAGTAATACACATGGCTGTAATTCAACGTAGTACGGATTTCCGTTCGGTCGTCGCCCCCATCCTCAACCAGGTGGCGGACGGCGTTTACAAACAACGCAAGGACGAGTACAAGGAACTCTTCGCACAGGAAGACGGTATCGCCCGTTCTTACCACGAAGAGCCAATGCTGTACGGCATGGGCAATGCGCCTATTATGCCGGATGGTACTAAGGTTCCGTATGATGCAGGTGGGCAGCTCTTTACCAAGCGATACGCCTATGACATTTACGGCATCGGCTTCGCCATTACGAAAGTTCTGGAAGAAGATGGCGACCATATCCGTATCGGCTCCATCCTGTCCAAACACGCGATGCAGTCCGTGGTGGAGACTGTCGAAACAGTCCACGCCAACATCATGAACCGCGCTTTCAACTCCACCTACAAGGGTGGCGACGGCGTGGAACTGTGCTCCAACGCCCACATCGGCGCGGTGTCCTTTACCGCAGGCGCTGCCGCAGTGAGTAACGTGCTGGCAACTTCCGCAGCACTGTCACAGACCAGCTTTGAACAGATGCTCATTCAAATCCGCAGCGCCGAAGACCCTCGCGGCAAGAAGATTCGTCTGGCCCCCAAGAAACTGGTAGTCCACCCGGCCAATATGTTGCAAGCAGCCGTGATCCTGGAGAGTATCCAGCGTTCCGGCACGGCTAACAACGATGTGAATCCGGTCAAGGGCGATGCTGACGTTTACGTCATGTCCCGTCTGACCTCTGGCACGGCTTGGTGGGTGACAACGGATGCACAGAATGGACTGAAAACCCTGTGGCGTCGTAAACCGGAAACTTCCAGTGAAGGCGACTTTGACACTGACAGCGCCCGGTTCAAAATCACCACCCGTTTCGGGGCAGGATGGACAGACTGGCG